ACGCGGAGGATCGTGTCGCCGTCGATCACCGCCGCACCCTCCGAAGCGCCCAGCGAATCACCCGCGTGCCCCCGTAGCCCACGACGTACCCGGCAACGTACCCGAGCGCCACCAGACCCACGGCTGCGAGAACCAACGCGGTCCGCCAATACGCGGGCTCGACCCACATCAGCAGAAGCTCTTTCATCGCTTGTCTCCCGCGCGGTAACCCATCGCGAAGATCACGACCAGCAGCAAGACCATCACGACCTGCTGCACCTGAGACGCATTACTCCAGTCCACGGCGCACCCCCGCGTGACGTTGCAAGTCCGCGCACTTCTGCGCGTAGTCCGACCCGCGCCACACGCTCGAATCGCAGCCGTACCAGATGCGGTCGACCGCTGAGCAGCCCGACAACAGCACGACGCCAAGCGCGACGATGACCGAAGCAACCAACACGTGCAGCAGGAACTCACGCATCACCGCACTCCGCACGCGCCGGCAAGCGCGACGTCTCGGTCGGACAGCCAAGCGAACGGACCACCCAGGACGTTCGAGCCGTCGCGGTTCTTCGCGTCAAGGGTGCGCGCATGGGTATGCACTCGCTGGAGCGCGGTGGTGCCGGCAATCGAGCAGCGCCGGAACTCGCTCGGAAAGAATCGATCCCCCGGATCAAGCCAGCCTCCGCCGTCTCGGCGACGCCAGTTGTCGAAGATCGAAGAATTGCCCTGCACAAACGCAGGCAAACGCAGCCAACGCCGAGCCCGACGGTCAGCGTGATCCAGGCCGCCCACAGAGTAGAGACGACATCCATCAGGGAAGCTCCCAAAGTGTTTGCTGTTGGACTTCTTGAGGTAGTGCATCAGGTACGAAACGGCATGCTTCGCTGTCTCGATACGCGTAATGCCGTGCTTCCACCAGCCCGCGTCATCGGGCTTAGGCATGAGCGGCGCATCGACCGGCAACCAGAGCGCAATGTGGTAGTGCACCGCGTTGCGCCCCACCCCATCCTTCCGACGCTTGCCGTCCTGCAACTCGGCGACCCAGACGTACCGCGGCTTCAACCCCCGCTTCACGTGCCAGACGCGCACGTGATCCATGAACCGCTTCACGTGCAACGGGCGCCATGCCTTCGCGTCGCGATACGTGAGCGTGATCATCCGCACCTCGAAGGGCCTATGGCCCTTCCTAGGTGCTCCATGCAACCGGGCAGCAAAGCCAACTGCCATCCGAAGCTTGGCCATCCGCGCTTCGGAACCGCCTGCGACGAATGCGCCTGCCGCTTGAACAGCGGCCCGCTGGCTCGCCTGGACAGCGAGCGAAGCGGCCGGCTTGCGTTGTCGACTGGGTACGCGAGACGGCTCTTTAGCCTTTGATAGAACTGAGACAAGGCCAGCCTCATGCGCGAGACCGAGCGTGCGGCCGGCATCCTCGGTTTCGGCAACGACCGACCAGTCGACGCGCACGTTCATCGCATCCATCTGGCGGTCCCACTCCAACGCGCCGATGTACTGCTGGCTCGGTGCCTCGCGCTGCATGCCAGCACCAAGCTCGAGCGCGCGCCAATCGGCGAACGCTTGATCCCGGCGATGACTCCCGTCATCGTCGAGACACCAACACGGGCCGTCCGGGTGGCCCGCGTCACGCTCGAAGCCGACCGCGTAGGTCACAGCAGCGCGGTCAGGAGGTTGTCAGCGGTGCGAACCGTGCGGACTTCGCCGGTCTGCTTGTCGGTCACTTCGTAGGACCGGTAGCGGCCCGAGACGGCACAGACGACCTCGATCACCTGCCCCTCTGCGCCGATGGACGCTTCCGATACGACCTCGACGGTCGCCGGGGTGTCGTACTGGGAAGCCGCCGCCATGCGGACCAGGGTGGTCCAGCGACGCGGCTTGATCTTCGGGTAGGCGTCGACGTTGCTGATGCGACCGGAAATTTTCACGGTCGGGGTCGGGGTAGGATTCGTGCTCATGTAGACCTCTCGGGTGCATAAGGAACATTCCTTATGGGCCGAGAGTCTACGTAAGGAAAGGTACTTAGATGAAGTCCCTAGAAACGCTACTTGACATGGCTCGTGCAAAAGTGCACAGCGACGCCGAGTTAGCTCGGCGCATCGGCCTAGTACCTCAAGACCTCAACGCAATCCGGCGAGGCAAACGCCCGGTAAGCCCGGAGATCGCAACGGCACTCTGCGACCTCCTACAACTACCGGGGGACGAAGCCCGGGAATGGGTCGCGATTGCGATCATCGAGAACCCTAAAAACGCCTCGCGAGCAGAGATGCTCAAACGGGCGCTTTTCGCGTGCTGGGCCGTTGGCGTCGCGACCCTCCTAGCGCTTCCAACAGACGCACAGGCGAGTCAGTGGGGCAGGGGAAACCCCATTGACGCAATATACATTGTCGCGCGTCGCGTCACATTTGCTTGGCTGCGCGCGATCCGCCGTTTGTGGTCCATGACGAGCCCGAATACGGCTTTTCAGAGGACGGTTGCCGGCTGGTAGTCCGCGAGCATCACCCTCGCCAAGGAACCGCCGTTCGACTCGGCCAGTTCCCGCAAGGCACGGCGCATGAGCAGGCCGATAGAACTCGACGGCTTTCCCGCCCAGGCGGGGCGACCGCCTGGGGACTGGCCGCCGCCCTACCGCCCTTCCCCGCTCAGATCAGCCCAAGCGCAACCAGACGGCGGGTGTGGCGGATACGGTCGTCGGGCGGAAGGCCCATGAGCAGCTGCACCACGCGCGGCTTGTCGACCCGCCGAGCCGCGCTGCGCGCGTCAGCGGCCTGTCGACCTTCCGCGCGGTGGCGGTCGAAGACCTCGCGAAGCCTCGCCAGGAGCGAGCGGCGCGGCTTCCAGTCCCACGGCGGGAGCACGGTATGCGGACCGTGCGGGTAGTCGGCTCTGAAGACTTGCCGCGTGTCATACGCGGCGTGAAGGTCGGTGCCGCGAAAGTTCCAGCGCTCGGCAACGATGTGTTGGCCGGCGTCGAGCACCATGCGCGACGTGACGCGATGCCACCTGGGCAGGCGGCCCAGGCGCGGGTGGATCAGCGAGAGCACGCCGCCGATCAGCGGAATGCGAATCTTATCCATGCGCCGGCAGACGCAGGCGAACTCGATCAGGCCGACCCGGATTTGCTTGTCAACCATCTCGCTCGACTGGACCTGCATGTAGACGTCCCAGCCGTGCTTCCTGGCGTGAATCAACCAGTCGAGAACGCCGGCGCGTTCTTTGTCTTGAAAGCCGCGGGCGTTGAGCCACGTCCCAAGTTCGTCCAAGACCAACACACCGTTCTTTTCTTCATCGTAGCTGTCCGGGTTGCCGTGGCCGAGCGCTTCCAGATCGTGGACCGTGGGCTTGTCGGGAATGCGGACGTAACGCGTGACCCGCTCCGGTGTGAGCTCGTTAACGACGATGTCCATGTTGCCGGCGATCTTGCGCCCGTCACGAGCCGCCTCCTGCAGGCGGTAGACGCAGAACTTGCCCTTACCGGTCCCGAGCTTGCCCTCGACGCTGTAGTTCGGCATGTCAGGCCTGCACGCCGATGTTGACCGCCGCGCGCTGCCACTTGTAGAGCGCGCACGCCGCCCAGGTCGTTGCAATGGCCGCGATGCACGTCCCCGCGACTGGTGGGAACGCAAGACCGATGAACTGTCCGTACTGCGTCGAGAACATCGACGCGAGAAGCGGGCTCACCACCGAACGCATCACGACCATGAGCGCTCCGGTAATCGTCGCAAGCGCCGCGATGCCGGCCGCCGCAACAGCGAGCTTGCGACCGAGGATGCTAACGAACCACGTCGCGATCCCGCCGAAAAGTGTCGTGAGCAATGCACCGAGCAACGGCATCTCAGCCTCCCTTAGCCAACGTGTCGTAGACCATCCAGATCACTCCGCAGAGCGTCGCGGCGATCCACAGCATGGACATCAGGTCATGGATCGTGCCCTGCCACTGGCAGACGTTGATTGAGATCGCGTAGGCATCGCCCATCGGCACCGCAGAGCAGCCGCTCGGCAGGTTGAAGCCGAACCCCCAGGACGTGTCTTTGCCCGACGACCCGGCCGCGCTGTTGACCTGATCAATGGCGCTTTGCTTGTTCGCGTTCAACGCCGTTGTCGCTGCGTCGTAGCTACCAACTCCGTTCGGCGTCCCCGTCTCGTCCAGCTTGCACGCTGGCGTCCCTGGCAG